CGGTATCACCATCCCATATCGGTGGCCACAGTTGCACGCCAAAATGGAAAGAGCACATACATGATGGCTCGAATCTTGATGGGCTTGTTCCATTGGAAAGAGTCTTTGCAAGTCTCCACAGCTCACCGGCTGGTAACATCGTTGGAGCAATTTCGAGCAATTGTGCAAATTATTGAAAGCCATGACGATTTGGCAAAACACGTCAAACGCATCCGCTGGCAACATGGAGCTGAAGAAATCGAAACGCTGGAAGGATCGCGTTTTATCATCAAAGCTGGTGGATCAGCAGCTAGAGGTTTGAGCAAACCGGAAAGCATCCACATGGATGAAATACGAGAGCTGCACGATATGGAGACATTTGCCGCAATGCGATATACATTGATGGCCGCCAAAAATCCACAGGTCAATTGCTTTTCAACGGCCGGTGATTCACACAGCATTGTGCTCAATCAATTGCGCGAGCGCGGATTAGCAGCTGCCGCCGGAGCAGCCGACAATGTAGGATATTTTGAATGGTCAGCGCCTACCGATGAGATTTCATTGGAAAATGCAGCTTTTGCCAATCCCGGCCTCAATATAACAATCCATCCGGACAATATCCGATCTGTGTTTAATGATCCTGCCGATGTTGTACAAACTGAGGTTTTAAATCGTTGGGTTCAAACAATCTCCAGCGTTATTGGTGCGAAAGAATGGCAAGCCTGTGGCGATGAAACAATTGACCTTTATATTGACAAGCTGACATGGATGGCAATTGATATTTCACCGGACAGAAGAAATGCAGCATTAGTGGGAGCACAAAAGCTTGGATCAGAAAGCTTTGTTATAAAGCTGCTGCATACATGGGAAAACACCATTCAGCTTGATGATCGGGCCATTGCAAATGATGCGGCCGCTTACTGTCGCAAGTATCCGATTGAGTATTTGCTTTATAGCCGGCGAACAACCGGCGCAATTGCCGCGCGCATGGTTCCAGCTGGTATTCCAATCCATGACATGGATTCGGCCTACCCACAAGCTTGTGATGAGCTTTTGGGCGCGATTAACAGCGGCAGACTTAAACACCGAAATCAATCAACGCTGACCGAGCAAATGCTTTCGGCTGTGCGATTGCGTAAAGGCGATGGCGGTTGGGTTATTGGAAGGCGTGCCAGCGGCACCGCTGTGGCCGCTGCCGTAGCAGCAGCACTCTGCACACATTTTGCGACACGCCCAGAAACCGAAATAGACATTTTAGTGGGTTGATGCTTGACATTTTGAGAAAATGGGTGCATGGGATTATTTGACCGCAATCGCACCATTGAAACAGTCGCGCCATTGCGTGGTGCTGATGTAGCTGCACAAATTGGGCCAGCTCCAACACTCGATGCGTTTTATCCATTTGGCGGCGCGGATTATCTCGCAAGCCGCGAAGAAGCAATGAGTGTGCCAGCAATTGCACGCGCACGAAACATGATCTGTAATTCTATCGCCACAATTCCATTAATTACACGCGATAAAGAAACAGGCACAATTATTGACCAGCCAATTGTGATTGATGAGCCAGATCGCAGAGTGCCGGGATCGGTTTCATGGGTATGGGCGTGCGAGGATTTACTATTCACAGGATTTAGTTATTTTCAGGTTCAATCACTTTTTGCCGACACATTTAGAGTGCGCGAAATGTGGAGAGTTGCACCTAATCGCGTTGGCACATTCTTAAACGATACTGGAACGGAAATTCTTTATTACACAGTTGATGGCAAGCAAGTGCCGGAAAGAGGCGTTGGCAGTTTAATTGTGTTTTACGGAAATGATGAAGGCCTCCTTAACAGAGCCGGCCGCACTATCCGGGCCGGTGCGGAACTCGAGCGTGCGGCGGCAATGTATGCGCGCGAACCTGTGCCATCAATGGTTTTAAAATCTAACGGAACGGCATTGCCAGCTGATCGCATTGCAAAATTGCTTGATGCATGGGGCGCAGCTCGCAGAAATCGCGGCACAGCTTTTCTTAATGCTGACATCACAATGGAAACTGTTGGCTTTACACCCGAACAAATCGGTCTTAATGCCGCACGCGAAATTATTGCAACAGAATTAGCCAGAGCCGTTGGCATCCCGGCTTACTTTATTGACGCGCCGACTGGATCATCCATGACATATCAAAACGCCCAAACGGCGCGCCAAACCTTGCTTGATTTTTCACTTTTGCCACTTATGAACAGCATTACCAGCAGGCTTTCAATGCCAGATTTTACGCCATCAACACAGCGCGTGGAATTTGATTTGAAGGCATACCTACGCGGCTCAGAAAAAGAGCGTGCAGAAATTTATAAGATTTTATTTGACATTGGAGCAATCACTACCGATGAAATTAGACAGATGGAGGATATGATCTCATGAAGCTAACAACACCGATGCAAATTACGGCAGCTGATTCAGATGCACGCACAATCACCGGCCGAATCGTTGCATTTAATGAGCACGCAAATGCATCAACAGGCAAGGTTGTTTTTGCCCGTGGCTCAATCGCTGTCAATGATGTGTTTCTTAACCTTGAGCATGACAATACTCGCAGGATTGGGAAAAGTATCGCCATGAATGTAAATGACAAGGAAATGACGGCTACTTTTAAAATCGCTAACACAACAGCCGGCAATGATGCACTTGTTGAAGCAATGGATGGATTGCGCGATGGATTTAGCATTGAACTGGCCGTTGATAATTATGAAATGCAAAAGGATGGCACTATGAAGGTGCTCAATGGACAGCTCACAGCTGTCGCTTTGGTTACTGAACCGGCTGTGCGATCTGCACGCGTTTCAGAAGTAGCCGCATCAGAAGATTCTGAAACTGAAACAGTTGCAGAAATAACAAACCCAAATGAAGGAGACAAAGTGGATAACACTACCGAAAACACCGCTCCTGCCGTTGAACCGGTAGAGGCTCCAGCTGAGGCTGTGCAGGCATCGTCACGACCTGCCTATACCACAAAGCACACAAGTTGTTAATGCATTGGCAAACGCCGATCGCGGAATGATTGATGCGCTAAGCCGTGAAACATTAGTTGGCGAAGGAATGACATTTGAAATTCCACGCGTTACAGCTGTGCCTACTGTTGCAAACATTGCAGAAAATGGAGCAATTGCAGAATCATCACTTTCAGCAACATTTTTGAGCGTACCTGTTCAAAGCTTCAAAGGTCGCGCAATTTCAACTGTGGAACTCATTGACCGTAGCCGGCCTGAGTACCTAACCGCGCTTTTGCAAAATCTTGAATTCGCTTATGCAAAAGTAACTGATGAATTTGCTGTTGGCACAATTGCTGGTGCAGGTCAGCAAACAGGTGTCAATGCAAACACATCAACAGGTTTCTTGGCTTACACATCACAAGCTGCCGGTGCTGTTTATTCATCATCACTCGGATTTGCTCGCAACATCGTTGTTTCTCCTGGACAATGGACAAATATCATGGGTTACAACGACAATGGCGCACCGCTTTACAATGCAGCGCAACCTAGCAATGCGGCAGGATCAGTCCGAGGCGATAGCTTGCGCGGTGTAGTTTCACCGGGCCTTAACCTCTTTGTTTCTCGCTCAATTGGTAACGCTGGAGCAACAACATCAACCGGAGATTTCTCAATGGCTGTTATTAATCCAGATGCATGGACATGGTATGAGTCACCACGCTTTACATTGCGCACAGCAATTCAAAGCGATGGAACCATTGACATTCTTTACTACGGCTATGCAGCAATTGCTCCAAAGATTCCATTTGGCGCATGTTGGAACCAGACCTGAGCCGAATAACAACTAATCATCGGTAGCGGTCGCTCCCGAACGCTAACGATACGAAAGGAACCGAGATGCCAGCAATAGTCACAGCTTCACAGCTTAGGTCAATTCTTGGTGTCTCGGTTTCCTTGTATAGTGATGCACAATTGGATTCTTTTATAGATTCCGCTGAACAAACAATTTTGCCTTTGCTGACCCAATACCAATCATCGGTGACATTTGCCAATGTAAGTGATTCCGTCATTTATTTCACCACAATGCGGCCAAATTACTTTGTGCCGGGGCAATCTGTTGTTGTAACCGGGGCCGGATTGAAAACGCAATTTTGGTCGTTTCGGTTGAGATATTTCAGAGCATTACAGCTCCCGGCAACCAAATCATGTCAGATACATTCCAGCCGCAGCCATTCATTTTAGGCCGCAGTCTTACAAACAGAGTCGTTGGCCTTTTAGGCCCATTTTTGGATGTCGAGGCAATGTGTCAATGACAATTGAAGCCGACATCCGCACACCATTGCAAACCGCGCTTTCAACTATTGCGGCCAATGTTTATAACGGCATCCCAGAAACCATGACAAGTCCAAGCATTGTTTTAGTACCGGGAACACCGTATTTGGAAAGCGTGTTAATCAATGGCGCAACAACAAAAGTCAAAATAAACATGACTGTCACGGGTGTTGTTGCTTATATGAACAATGCGGCAGCTTTAGACAATCTTGAGCAATTGATGATTGACATCATCAGCACAATGCCCGATGGATATGAAGTCGGCGATGTAAATCAACCACAATCATTGGAAGTCGGTGCAGGTAAATACCTGATTGCCGATTTACAACAAACTCTGGACGGCAAGGCGTATTACACCACGGATTCGCAAGGCACATTTGCCGTTGAAATGCTTGCCGACTGGCCAGCTGGTGGATCACTTTGCAACGCATTATGGACAGCGGCAGACACCGCACCAAATACACCATTGAGCGTTGTTTTCACAGCTGCATCAGGATCGGTTTTCAATTTTGATGTTCAGCCAGTATTTCCATCAGCTGGTGGAACAGCACCAGATGCACAAACTGTTTCATTGTCATTTACCTGTGTGACCACACCTACACTCTAGAAAGGAAATCGGGAGCATGAAACTACCAATCACAATTGAGTTCGTTACGGGGGAAAGCGCGATTTATACCGCGCTTCCGCCGGAATGGATGAAATGGGAACAAAAAACTGGAAACACCATTCAACAAGTTGCTGAGAAATTGGGAATTGCTGATTTGATGTTTTTGGCGTATCACGCAATGCAGCGGAAGACATTTTAACTGTATATGAGATAATGAGGAGTCGAAATGGCGAATAAATCTACCAGAGACACCGGCACTTTTTCATTTACGGTTGAACCTTTAGAATTGAGAAATTTATTCAGGCTTTTGTCTGCATTGCCAAAAGAAGTGCAGGATCAAGTCAGAACCGAAGCCGGCTCTATGTCAAAAAGACTAGCCGGGCAAATTATGCAATTTGGCCTTGTAGCTCCAACACCACAAGCAAAATTGGTCATGGAGTCAATTACAACACCACGCGACCGGCTTATCCGGGTTGATATTGGCGGCACAAAGCGCGTTGGCCGTAAATATGGCGGCAAAACAAGCAAAAGCGGCAAGCGCACAAATCAATCACAAGCTGCCGCTGGAACGCTTTTGTGGGGATCAGAATATGGCTCCCATCCCGGTATTGATAGAGCAGGCCGGAGATATACAAACAGATTTAAGGCCGTGGCAAACCCAAGCGGTTATTGGATAACACCAGCTGTGGATTTCTACACGCCGGTTGTGGCTAAAGAATATATTGCAATGGTTCAAACACTTATTAGAGCGAACGGACTCGATTAATGGCAAAAATTCCAAAAGTCACAGTAACCTTTGATGCTGATTTAGATTCGTTAAAAAAAGGCGTTAAAGGAGCAACATCCGAGGTTGATTCATTTGGCAGCAAGGTTGGAGATTTTAGCAAAAAAGCTGCTTTGGCATTTGCTGCCGTTGCCGCTGCCGCCGGAGCAATGGCAATCAAAATTGGCGTGGATGCGGTCAAAGCTGCCAGCGATTTAAGCGAGACAATTTCAAAAGTTAATGTGTTATTTGGTGATACAGCCAAAGACATTGAAAAATTTGCAGATGGTGCGGCAGCATCATTGGGACAAACAAAACAACAAGCTTTGGATGCAGCGGCTACATTTGCCACATTTGGTCGAGCTGCCGGACTTAGCGGCAAGGATTTATCCGGTTTTTCAACCGGTTTTGTTCAATTAGCTTCTGATCTTGCTTCATTTAATAACACATCACCAGAGCAGGCAATCAATGCAATCGGTTCAGCATTACGCGGTGAAGCTGAGCCATTGCGCGCGTATGGCGTTTTGCTTGATGATGCATCATTGCGGCAAGCGGCTTTGGAATTGGGAATTGTTAGCACGACCAAAAATGCATTAACACCACAGCAAAAGGTTTTGGCAGCTCAAGCTCTGATTTATCAACAAACGGCAGCAGCTCAAGGCGATTTTGAGCGCACAAGCGATGGTTTAGCAAACCGCACAAGAATTCTCACGGCTCAATTAGAAAATGCCAAAGTCACTATTGGCCAAGCTCTTTTGCCTGTTGTTTTGCAATTGGCTACTTTGTTTTCAGACAAAGTCATCCCAATTGTGCAACAAGTTGCGGATGCTTTTGGCTCAAAAGCCGATGGCATGGGTGGCACATTAAGCACTTTGGCAAATTCAATTAAAAGCTTTGTGCAACCTATTTTTGAAGGTTTCAAATCAGCTTTTGACAAAATCAAAGCAACAGTTATTGAAAACAAAGATGAATTCCAAGCTTTTTTTGATGTGGTTAGAGCCGCAGCACCAATCATTGGCAATGTGATTGGCAAAGCTTTTAGCATAATTGGAGACATTGCAAGCGTTGTTTTAAATGTTTTTGCAAATGTTGTTGGAGCTTTAAAAGGCTTAATTAACACCGCAATTGATCTTGCCAACATTGCAATTCGAGCGGCTAACATCATCAAACCGGGTGAAGATATAAAACCGATTTCAAAAATTGGCACAGGCGGCGCAAGCGGTGGTTTTGCTATTGGTGGTGCGCCGGGTGCAATTTCAGGCGGCGGTGGCAGCGGCGGAGGAGGTTCGACCGGTGGCGGCGGTGGCACGATAGGCGGTGGCACGATAGGCGGTGGCACGATAGGCGGTGGCACCGGCGGAGGAGGTTCGACCGGTGGCGGCGGTGGTGGCTCAATCAGTAGCACAATCACAAAAATTGCAAATGACACAAAAAAAGTAATCACAGATGTTGCTGGTGCATTTGATGTTTTTGGTGCCAATACCACATCGCTTGCTGGAATTATGGCAGCTTCAAATCAACCGTTTGCATTTGGCACATCCGGTGTTAATACAAACACATTAGCCGGGATTTTGGCAGCTTCCACTAAACCGAGTGTTACTGTCAATTTTAATGGAATTACAACCGATCCAGAAGGCACAGCACGCGTTCTTGTTGATACGCTGAACAATTCTTATTATCGCGGCACAGGCGGCGCAACGAGCCTGCAAATAGCATGACACTTTATAATCCTGTATGGCGTGTGACAATTGGTGGTGTCCAATATCAAACCGCCATTTTAGCCAATCTTACAATCACAAGCGGTCGCACGAACATTTATGAACAAGCTCAGGCAGGTTATACAAACCTTGAATTGATTAATCTCGATCATTCAAATGTGCTTATTCAAATTAATGATTCTCTCACCATAGAATTGCAAGATTCAACAGCCACATTTGTTCCAATTTTTGGCGGTTCCGTTGTTGATGTAGGCATTGCCGTGGCTGAGGTTGGCAGCGTTGATTATGCACAACGGATTAATATCATCGCATTGGGCGCATTGGCTAGATTGCCAAAGGCACTCACCGAAGGCGTTTTGAGTGATGATTTTGATGGCAATCAGATTTACACAATTTTAAAAGAGGTTTTATTTCTATCATGGCAAGAAGTGCCACAAGCTTTGACATGGGCCACTTATGATCCAACGACTCAATGGCAGGATGCCGAAAATAGCGGATTGGGTGAAATTGATCAACCCGGCAATTATGAGCTTGAAAATCGCAGTTCCGATATCACCGATGTTTATTCATTGGTTTCAGCTTTGGCCACATCCGGCTTGGGTTATATCTACGAAAATGCACAAGGCCAAATTAGCTATGCCGATTCAACACACCGCACAACCTATTTGGCCACTAACGGTTATGTGGATTTAACGGCCAATCAAGCTTTAGCATCGGGTTTGAGCATCCAATCGCGTGCCGGAGATGTCCGAAATACCATTACGCTTAGATATGGCAACAATTCAGCTTTAGAAGTTAGCGCGGTTGATTCTGCATCGGTTGGCCTATATGGCCAGCTGGCACAAATTTTCACCACCACAATAAAGCACGCAGCGGATGCTCAGGATCAGGCCGATTTTTATTTAGCACTCAGAGCTTATCCACGGTTCAATCTTAGCAACATCACTTTCGAGCTGACCAATCCTGAACTGGACAATGCCGACCGCGATGATTTGATTAATGTGTTTATGGGCATGCCAGTCAATCTTTCTGATTTGCCATTAAACATGAATTCCGGCGATTTTTTGGGTTTTGTCGAAGGCTGGACATTCTCGGCCAGATACAATCAGGTAAGCGTTTCGTTGATCTTGTCACCGATTGCGTTTTCATTGCAAGCTATGCAATGGAACGATGTGCCGGTGGTGGAGCAATGGCAAACAATCAATCCAACTCTGGATTGGATTAATGCCACAATTGTGGCGTAAGGAGAAAACATGAGCAATCCAACGAGCAATTTTGGATGGCAGATGCCAACGGCCACAGATTTGGTCACGGATTTGCCAGCCGATTTTGAGGTATTTGGTCAGGCCGTAGATACAACATTGGTTGATCTCAAAGGCGGCACAACAGGCCAGATTCTTGCAAAAAATACAAACACCGACATGGATTTTGTATGGATCACAAATGATGTGGGTGACATTACAGCCGTCACTGCTGGCACGGGCATTTCAGGCGGTGGCACATCAGGTGCGGTTACAATCACAAACTCAATGGCCACAGAAATCACGGCAAAAGGCGATTTAATTGCTGGCACAGGTTCAGCAACTTTCGACAACCTGCCCGTGGGAACAAACGGGCAAACACTTGTGGCGGATAGTACCGCTTCTACTGGATTAAAATGGGCTACTGCTAGTGCTGGAGCATTGACTTTAATAAGCACTACAAATGCAAGTGCAACTGCAACCAGTGTGACTTTATCAAATTGTTTCTCATCGACTTATCGCAATTATCTTGTTCTTATGGATGGTGCTCAGACAAC